CTGTGGCTCTGCCGGTGTCGCGTGTATACTCCACGCGCTTCTCTTTGGTAAGGTAGCGCATCATCTGCGCGCTGCCTCCGCCATCGATGAAGGAAATGCTTTCCAGGCCGGTGTATCCCATGAAGTCCTGCGCGATCTGGTTCGGAGTGAGATCCTGATCGGACAGGCCGAGCACATAACTGCCATCCGGGTAGCGGATGATGAAGCTGTACCTGTTCACGAGATTGCACAGGCTCAGACCCGTGACACGCGCATACTGAACATTCTTCCCTGGCTGATAGATCAGAGTCGGAGAGAAAACATTATGCAGCTCGTTGATCGTCACACCGGTACAGTCTGCATGCTCTCCGGTTTCCAGGTCGAAGAACATGGTGCTGTCCTGATTCGGCAGGTTCTGATAAACACCACACAGCGGTGCGGAGATGTCTCCGTAGGTGGTGCCATACGGATCAGCCTGCCCGTCCTTCATCTGGTATAGGTTGCAGCCTGTCAGTTTTGCATACACGTAGGCATTGCAGTCGAGGTTCTGGATCTGCGCGGTCTTGTTCAGTCCTGGAGAGAGCACCACCGCCTTCAGGTCGCCCTGCCCATAGAGATGGTACAGATGTCCGTTGATTGTCAGATCTGATTCATAGGCAGAGATGCGTGCGGTCCATGCCTTTGGCCGGAGCGCACCCAGCGCATCGGAGAAGTTTGTAGACTTCAAACAAAAAGAGCGATCGCCGCCCTGATTCTCTCCGAAGCTCTGCCCGTTGTACCACATAGCGATGTGGCTTGACGGATGTGACTTACTGTTTCGTGCCCAGATAACCCAGTCACCATTGCGGAACTGCTTCGGGTCTCTGACCTTGTCGAAATACTTTGCCTGCCACTGCAGAGTCTGCTTGTTCGGCAGTCCGTTCGCATTCAGCCCCGTCCAATAACCGTCTGCCCAATTGTTCGGTGTAGGGATGACCGGAATGCCGAGATACTTGCATCCGATCCGGAAGCCGTCCACGCACTGGACACCATAAGCGCCATCATCATCGATAGCCTTGCCGGTGTATTCCTGGACAAATGCCTGAGGAGTTTTATCTGTCATTATTCCGCACCCCTTCCCACTAAAAAACGCGCCTGTGTTTGCGCGTTATGTTTGAATTAAATGACAATGTTTAGATCATTATCAATTCACTTCATCCCATCCGTACGTTGTGGGAGACCAAACATTGTTATCAACAATGCTGATGTAGTGCTTCCCGTTGTAGGAAACCTTGTCACCCTTCATGTAAGCATCCTGCGCTCCTGTTGGCTGTCGCCATTCCGGAAACTCAATCGCAGGGTCATCCACTCTTACCCACAAAGACACAGCAACATCCGGTGTCCAATCTGATTGAGCCGTGTGTGCTTGAAGGCACTTGTACAGAATATCTTCATATCTCACCCTGTCTCCGACTGCGTATTCCTTGATTGTCCATTTCGGAAACAGTTCCGGTGCGGTGATTGCGTCCGTGTCTGTGAGTGATGCGGATGCTTTTTCGATTAAGGCACGGAGTTTATATGCCTGTTCACGGGTAATCATGCGGTTTCTCCTGTGAGGATGTTCAGAATGTCCTCTGCGCTTGTTTCGCCTTCGATGGGAGTTGTGGTTTCAGTATAGGTTCTTCCGAGTTCCGCAGGGTCAAGTGCTTCACTGTAATCTGCTTCCGGTGAACCGCCGTGAATCATCATTCCTTTATCTGAGTATGTGCGGATGAACTGCTTACCGCCGATTGTTACATTTTCTGTTTTAATCATCGTAAATGCTCCCTTCTATCGGTGCGAAAGTCACTCCCATGTTGTAAAGCGTAGACCAATTTGTTGCATTCTGATAAACACTGACAAGAGCGGAAGGCACCCAAATTGTTGACTCCGTAGGGTTGTTGTAGATACCGCCGAAACTGTTTGCGTTGACGGTCATGTCTTCGATGACCATGTTGTCGCATTTCAGTACAAGATTTCTGAGCAGTGCCGTTTCACGAAACAGCGTGTATCTCAGTTTCAGCGACTTCGCAGGGTATGACGCATTTACGCATGTGAGAATGACCGTGTGCAGTTTCGGACATCTGTAAAATGGGGCATTTCCGCCGAACTCTGTATCCCATTGAGTTTTTGCTGTGAAATGCAGTGTTGCGGTTTCGAGTTTGTTACACTCCGAGAAAACACTATGGAAATAATTTATGCCTTGACTTGTGAGTGTGAGTTCTGCTTCGGTCATGTTGTAGCAGTAGTGAAACGCATCTGAACGGACGTTTGAAACTGCCGGATTGCCGACTTTGGTTATATTTCCGCAAGACCAAAACGCACCTTCTTTGATGTTCGTTACTTTAGACCAATCAATCTCTGAATCTGCGATTGTTCCCGCAATGAGTTTATACATCTCATCCCCGCCACCACTAGCAGTAACATCCGTCAGCGTGAAATCGCCTTCCACCCACGTTCCCGCCGTGTTGAGCGTCTTCGTCTGATTCTCGACTGTGGTCAAGGTCTGACCCTTGTATGTAACTGTGGTACTCATGCCGTAACACCTCCACTGTAGACCGGAAGAGTAATGCTCGATGCCTGTCCACTGCTCGGTGTAAGTGTAATTACATTGCCCGCCATTGAAAGTGTGTAGGTTGTGTCGGTATCCGTCACAGTGACCGCTCCCGTCTGACCGTTGACCGACTGCACAGGCGCGGTGTAGGTAACGGCTCCGTGCTGTCCGTTGAAGGAAGTAACCGCACCGGCGCTTGTCAGGAATCCGCTGTCATTCGTGAGGTCGGATGTCTTGGTCGGAATAGTTGTGGAGTCAGGAAGCGCACCCACATCACTCGCACTCAGGCTGACCGCTCCCGTCTTGCTGTTCACGCTGGTGACAGGTGCAGACTGTAATGCGGTATCCGCTTTTCCGAGAGAGGTCTGAACAGAAGATGCCAAGTCGCTCTTCGGAATGCCTGTGCCCGGTTTAACATACGCACCGACATCCGATGCAGTCAGCACTACTGCTCCTGTCTTCGTGTTGACCGATGTCACAGGAGCCGTCTGAAGAGCCGTATCCGCTTTGTTCAAGGAAGACTGAACGGCAGATGCAAGGTCAGTCTTTGGAATGCCGGAAGACGGTTTTACGTATGCTCCGAGGTCGGATGCGGTAGTTGTATCCGGCAATGCTCCTACATCGTCTGCATCCAGCACAACCACGCCGGTCTTTCCGTTTACTGAATCGACCGCTCCACCTCCGGATCCGCCAGCTGCCGAGATCACGTTGTTCGCATCGATCGTGATGTTCGTGCCGGCTGTCAGTTTCCCCTGCTTGTCATTGAGCGCTGCCTGCAGGTCTGCCTGATCGGCGATGCTTCCCTGCACATCTCCCCAATGAATATCTGCAGAGCCGTCCTGTCCGTTCGTGACAGTAAACGTTGTGCTTGTGCCATCGGTAAACAGGATTGTGTAAGTGTCGACCAGTCCGGAGGATCCTGTCTTCGTGATGCTCTGGATCCCGTTTCCGGTTGCGCCTGCTGGACCTGCTGGACCTGTTTCACCTTTTGGTCCCTGCGGGCCTGTTTTATCCAGAAAGATTTTAACTTCCTGCGGCTGACCGTCTACGATCAACTCGATGGTGTCGCTGTCTCTAGCCATTGATTAAGTCCTCCCGAATATTAGGTTCTACTCTCTCCCGGAAGATCCTCGTCAGCGTGACAGTGCCTCCGCCGTTCATCAGCCGGATCTGCTTATCGACAGTTCCAACTTTAAGCTGCATCGTTTCTTCCTGAGTCAAAGAAAAGGAAGCGGTATTCGCTTCCGTATCAATCGTCATGTCATTTAATGACCTTTCGATCATGATCTGATGATCCTGTGTGAACGTGATCTGCAGGTTTGCGAGGTCGGAGATCTGCATTCCTGAAATGTAAATGTTATACCTTGGTGTTGAACCTCTGTACATATTCCCTCCTCTATGCTTTCTGCAACTTGTATAGCGAATACGGGCCTCCGTCCAGAGGAACCAACCCAAAATAAAGGTCGCCCCCCCTGACACCAAAGCTTACATACCCAGGGTCCGGATTCTGCAATATGTTATTTGAAAGTGCATAAACGTGTTCTGTTCGCGGGTCACTTGTGATGCTTCCAAGTATTACATATGACCCTGATACTTCTTCGATTAGCACTCTGTCTCCGACGTGTGGGTAGTACGGAGCAAGCCATGCATATTTTTTTGTTGTGGGAACGCTCTCTCCATCAACTAATATTGTTAAACCTTCATTCCTTGTTACAGACTGAATTGTACCCAAGATCATACAATCACCTTCTTCTCTGCATAATGTTCCATTGCCGCGCCTGTCTCAAGTGAATAAGACCATGACTTCTCGATGTACAGCCCGGTCAGCCCTTTGTGCTCGATTTGGATGCAGTTCTGGAAGTCGTGACCAGGCTGAATGCCTGTCGAAAGCGTAGCCCCTTCAATAGCCATCATGGAATCCGTCATCAGTTTATTGACATATGCCTCAAGTTCATCCTGAGAAGCGATGCCATCTAGCTGATATACCTGCGTAAGCTTGTAGCCTCTCCGTTCAATCGACAGGTCGCTGTTGAGGTTGTGGTTCTCTGCTTTGTATGTGAGAACCTCCTGATCCGGAGTGCTTACCACGCCCACAAACACATTCGGGAGTCCGTAAATATCCTTTTTACGAGTCATATCCGGATACACTTCAGAGTTTGTGCCTGTCTTATAGATGAACTCCGGAACGGTCTTATCTGTTTTCAGAGTACATTTTGCATAGCCATTCCCGTCGAAATGCAGCGTATCAAAACCGGCTTCAACAAGCAGAGTGTTGAGACTTTGCAGAACGTTCTCTCCAACCGCAAACTCTCGGTCGACCTGCGTTACAGCAGAAGACGCGTCGATATACTGCCTTGCAAGCCCTGATTCTGACAAGATTTCGCGGAATATATCTGTGTACAGCGTCCCCGCTGCGTAATAGTGTCTTGAGTCAAAAGCAGACTGCGCAAGTATATAACTCTCATCATACAGTTCAAGCGTTGTTTGATCCTGAGCTTCACCGAAGGTCTGCGGGTTGGAAATGATCATGTAAATGCCTTCACGATGCTCCACTCCGTCATCGTCAATGACAACCGGCGAGATCCTGTCCGAAACCATCGAAAAATCGGGGACAGTGAGGTGCATCATGTCCATGTTACAAGTGATAGATGCACCTCTTTTGATTTCTGCCGTAGCATCGTACCTGATCGTACAGCTCTCTGCCGGAAGCTCCCCGATCGGGACATATTTGCGAAGAACATCAATTCTATACTTCATAATCAACCGCCTCTTTATAGTCGGTTTCTTCCAGCGTGAACTGATACTCATGGACACCGATCGGGTTCAGAGTGCTCTGGACATTTGAACAAATGACCCACGCCTTATCTCCACGGAAATTTCGGTAGAAGTAGATTTTCCCTGGAACCGGTGAACGCGAACACGATACGCTCCACGTCCGTGTATTCATCTGCCCGACATGGTGAACCGGCTTGGTTCTGCCAAGATATTCAGCAGCCGCCACCGTAAGAGTGTTGGAGGCTGAAATCTGCGGTTCTTCATCAAGTCGCTCATTGATGTAAAGGATGCTGTTGTCGGGAGTAATCAATGCCGGCTTTCGGCATGTATATCTTCCAGTCAGCACAGAATCGCCGAAGGTGTCGTCCGCATTCACGCCTCTGATCACGTAGTTGTCAGTGCCGTTGCAGAAGTAATCGCTGTACGTGCCCGCTGTGGTTTGTGCAATCACGGCATCATTCCGGAGGATGTAATACTTATCGAACGCTCCGCTGATAGTAATCTCGTTGAAGCCTTCCTTCATTTCCACAGACACCGAAGGACCTGCGACACTTCCGGACTGGGTATACGTCATCGTTGCCCAATCGGATGCAAGACCGATTCCGTTTGTTACTCGAACTTTGATTTCATACACGCCATCCGGCAGATAATCATTCAAAAAGTAACTTTTGTTTGTGGAGTAAACCCACCCGGAATCGTGTTCCCCAATCATCACCTGATACGCGATCTGGTTCGCAGAGTTCCACGCTACAGTTATTCTCCCCGCACCAGATACACCGGTAATGGTAGGAGCCGATGGCGGAAGAACATTGGAAAACGGTAGGATATTCGACCACTCACTCGCCACATCTCCCTGGTTGTACGCTCTGACTCTCCAATAAAGATTGCCTCCAACCGGAACACTAACTGTGTAAGCAGTGTCTGCAGATTCTTGATGCGTGGCGATATCACTCCAAGTTGACTGATCAGCGCTGATCTGTAAATCAAAAGCTGTCTGAAGATTTCCTAACTCGTTTTCATACAGCCACGTAAATGTTGGCGATCCATATGCCACCATGTTGTTTGGCGACAATGCCGTAACAGTTCCAACAGCGTCGCCTGTCGAGACTGTATAGACTTCCGTCGTGGTAGTTGTCCCATCATCTGCCACTGCGGTGAAGTAATAGTTGTATTCTTCATCTCTTTCCAGCGTATTTGCAGGAACTGTAACTGCGTTCTCTGTAAAAGAAATGCTGGAATAGGAACTTGCGAATGTTTTCTTATAGTAAAAAACGCCGGAGGAAACGGTGTACGGAATCAGTTGTGAAGCCATCTCTGTAGCAGTGAGAGTTATCACATTCGCCACTACTGCTGACAGATATCCTCCCGTCACACTAGGAGTGACAGTAAAAATGCCGGCAGAGTAAATTAGCTGCATCCCATAGCCACTTCTATTGTAGGTAGCTTCTTGGAAACTGGTCTGCGAGCTTTGTATGTTCATTATCTGCCCGATGTACAGTTTCCTGTTTTTTGGTCTCAAAAACGGAGACGTAGTAGAATTCCAGATTCCCCCACCGCCTGCATATGATAATAAGACTTCGGAGCCAGCACGCTCAACCATCGCCCCAATTTGCAGATTTAAGTCGACACCGTTGTTTTTATATGCTCTGTACCACCCTCCGCCTGAAGTGGCGGAAACATTCTCGGCTTTTATGTTTACTTCTGTAATAAGCGCATGCCTATATGTTGCATTCTCCGGAATAACATATTCCAGAATGACGGCCCTTTGGTTGCTTAAATTTGCAGATATCTGCGCAGGGATTTGGCGCAATGTACCTACGGATGGGTTCTGTGCTGTTACTACGCCGTAATCAACCTGCCATATATTCGTAGGAGTTAATTCAACTGTAGCCATTTACACAGTCCCCATCCTTTCTCTCTGCTGTGCAGTCTTCATGATCCGCACGATATCATTGAATTCTTTGACATTCTTCGCATCAATCGTGATGTTGAAGATGTTCCCTCCGGAGGTTGTCTGCCTGCCGTTGCTGATCGGAGTGATAACCGGAGCAGACCCCGACAGGTCGAGGATCTCCGGACCGGATTCGCCTACCACAGACCGAATAGAAGTCACTACTCCGCCGTTTGCAAAGCCGGTGAGGGATTTGCCTTCCTGCGCAGCCTTTGTGACTTTCTGTCCTTCTTTCAGCCAGTTATCCCACGCCGACGAAGAAGAACTGCCGACATGGTCGAGATCCAGCAGGCCAAAGGTCACAGCGTTGATCAGGTCGATAATTACGTTCAGCGAGTCTTCGATAAACTCGAAGAGCGGAGACAGCAGAGTGTCGAGCATGTCACATGCCCATGACACACCATCAACCAGAGCGCCAACCACTGTAAGTACAGTCTCTATTGCCGGCGAAACAAGGTCGATGGCTCCAACGATAAACTCAAACGCTGAAGTCATGATGTTCTGGATCTCAGGAAGATGGTCCATTACCCAATCGAGAAAACGCTGGAAGTACGGCAGGAGCATTTCGCCGAGTGACCTTCCGGTCGCTTCCAGGGCAGACTTGATGGTGTTCTGAGTGTCCATAAACTTAGCAGATGCCTCGATGGAGTCCTCAGACATAATCAAACCGAGTTCAGATGTGGAATCAATGAGCTCCTGCGTCTCATCATTTGTCTGATTCAGCAGCGGAAGCAGGTTCTGCCCGGACTTACCGAACAGGTCATTGGCTGCAGCCGCCTTCTGCGTCTGATCGTCCATGTTCTGAAGGCTGAAGATTACCTTTTCGAACATCGCCTCAGAGTCGAGGTTATTGATGTCTTCCATGCTGATGCCAAGCGCAGTAAACTTCTCAATCGCAGACTCGGTACCGTTCTGAGCATCCGCCAGCGTGCCCGTCATGGTCTTGAAGCCGGCAGACATCGAATCAATATCTCCGCCAGCTAACCCGATGACGTAGTCCCACTTCTGATACGCTTCCGTGCTCAGTCCGAGCTTCTGAGACATCTTATCGATATTATCGCCATACTCTGCCGTCTGTGCGGTCAGTTCATACAGTTTTTTGCTGATTTCTGCAACGGCAGCGATGCCAGCAACTGCCCACGTCCCCCAGAGGACGGCATTGTCAGACAGGTTTACGCCAAACGTGCTAAGCACGTTCTGTATACCCTTAAACGCTCCATTCAGTTTGGAACCGGAGGATGTTCCGGATTCAGCCATCTTTTCGAATTTATTGGCAACTTCGATCGCGTCCTTCTGCGTACTGTGCAGGGACTGCGTCGCTTCTTCATTCTTGATCAGAATGTTGCCGTACAGTTTGAACAGCTCCATCTGTTCCCTCCATTTCCTTTTCCATATTCGCCAGCTCGGCGAGGATTTCTTTCTCCGGTCGGTTATCCATCTCAGTCATCGCCACGAAGTCTGAGAAACTGATATAGGTTTCCTTGGACATCCTTCCAAGCAGCTGAGAGTAGACCTTAAACAATATCATTTCCTTCTGTTCCGCTCGTATCCGTTCAGTCATTGTCGCCAATTTTCTGACCGGTACTCTGCGCAGAAGGTTGTAGTCATATTCTTTGTAGATCTGTACGAGGTCGACTACTTTGTACTTCGCACAGAATTCAAAAAAGCTTTCCAGTCGTCAACGTCAGCAATCTCACAGATTCCCTTCGCAACATCCAGAAGCGGCATCGCCTTCAGCTCCTCCGCAGTGCTTTCGAACGGGCCAGCAAGGAAGTCGTAGATCTTCTTCCGGTTCTCATCCGTGCCCGCCTGTTTCATAAAGACAATCAACGCCTGAATGGCAAATCCTGTCGGATCTGACCGGTCTGCCTTTGCCAGCCGGGCATACACCTCCGGCAACTGAAATATCTCGATCAGTTCGGCTGCGTTGAATGTATCGTCAAGCGTCAGTTTTCTCATGTTTTCTCCCTTTTAAAAAAGCAGAGTGCCTGTTTTGTCAGGCACTCTTTGCTTTACTACTGTGCAAATACGATGTTGTACGGTGCTGTGTAATCCCACAGATCTGTCTGTACAGCATAGCAAGCCTCGTATGTGATGTTAGACACCACTTCATCACGCTCATTGAACGTCCAGTCGATATTCGACTTGGAGAATGCATTGTGAAGCGTGATGGTGACGGTCTTGCCTTCCTTGGTCTTAGCCAGGGCTACTACTTCATGATAATCGGTTGCCGCGACCGAACCGGTCGGGGTCAGCGTGCCATTATCATTGGCAGCAGCAGGATAAAGCTTGATGAATTCTGCCGGAGTCATCGTGAGCTGATTGATGCTCAGCGTTGCCCGCTCTTCATCAATGATGATGGAGTTCACAGTGTCACCCATGTCTCCGTTCGCGTTGATCGCGTGGAAGACACGGTTGACTGTAAATCTGTTCGCTCCTCTGGAATAACCAAGGTTCGTACCATCAACAGTAACTTTCAGAAGTCCAAGAATGACTTCCTGTTTAGACATTGTCATATATCTAAGTCTCCTTCGTATCCTGTTAGAGTGAATCGAACGTCATACCTTCTGATGCTTCTGTCCTTCTCTTCAACTTCTGAAGCGGAATCGAAGTAGAAAGTATATGTCAGTCCTGTGTCATTAAATGACTTGAAGTAAAATGCATCTTTCACGGCCTTTACCATTACATCCAAATCTTCACTCTCACCGAGTTCGTTTACCTTAGTGATGCAATTTACAGTCAGTGAAAAATCATTCCGCTCATGGTATGTCTGGATCTCATCCAAGTGATAGACAAGGAAGTTCGCCGGGACATCGTCCGGAGCTTCTCTCTCGTAAGTCGGATAGAGCTTAGAGAGAACTGAATAAATCAGTTGTTTCTCAGCTCGCATCCGGATGTTCCTCCCTGTACAGAACAAGCTCGATCTCTGACTTGCCGGTTCTGAACGTTCTTAGAATCTTATAGACAATACCGCCGTATTTCACGCGCGTCTGCCCTGCGTAGTCTTCCTGCCGGAGAACGAGAGTGATCTCCGGTTTCATACCGACAGACAGTGCCTGATAAGCTTCGGACATCCGTACCGACTGTGGAAGGCACCAAGTTTTTTCACTCCAAGTGATTGTCGGCTGGATCGTTCCTCGGGAATTCCGGACGGACTTGTCTACTGTTCCGAGATAGCAGAATTCATCAATAACGTAGCTCATGGATCAACTCCCGTAAGGACCATACGTCCCTAACTTCGACTTGATCTGTTCGAACCTTGTCTGCCACTTCTCTGCATCTTCGTCATACCCATAATGAGCCTTTGCATAGCTCTTAACTGCCTGGAGGATCAGCGGATCATCGGAGTCGATGAAGCGAACAGATCTGCGCAATTCTTCGAGCGCTTCCTGCACGAGATCTGTCACCTCCGCATCGATGTCCGGATCCGTGGTCGATACTCTAAGCGCAGCCTTCGTCTTTTTAATCAATACATCCTGTTCCAATCTATTGTCCTCCTTTGAAAGTAAAGGGACGGATTGCTCCGCCCCTAAACTGATTCAATTAGTCGATGTACGCAGCGGATTTGTTCTTCCGCAGTGTGCCCTGTGCGCGCAGGTAGCCGGATACAACAACCTTGTGGTTGGTGATGTCACGATCGGACTCGATCATGATCGGCTGCACTTCATTCAGGATGAAGTCCTTCGGATCAACGATGGTGACCTTAGTAGCTGCGCTGTCGAGTTTTACTTCGCAGCCGAGAGTCTGGCCGATGTTGAACGGGGAACCCTGTGCGATTGCGCCGACGATGTTGTAGTAGTCAGCAGCCGGAGCATAGATAACCGGACGTGTCGCAGTGGTAGCAAGGGCAAGAGCGGACTTGATGTCTGCGAAGTAGTCGGATGCGGAAGTGACCTTCTGGCCTGCGCCTGCATCGGTAAGGATCTGAGCGAATACATCTTTCGCCAGTGCTTCGCCGAGTTCAGCAGCGATTTCGTCTGCGAGGTAGTTCTCGAGAGCGCCTGCGGACATCTTCGCTTCTGCATATGTCAGAGTGACATACTTCTCGTAGTCGTAACCATAGAGAACGACCTTCGCGAAGGTGTTTGCTTCTTCTGCCGGTGTTGCAGCGGAGTCGAGCTTCTTGGAAGTACGAACCGCGATTGCTGTGTGCTTTGTGACTTCCAGAGCCATGCCGGATGCTACGGTTGCAACATCAGCAAGGATTGGATGTGCGGTGTGAATGTTGTCCCAGATCTTCTCATCAAGGGACTTCGGGATTGCGAGAGCGTCGCCATCGCCCGGAGCGGTGCTGTCGACTACGATTGCACGCTGTTCCGGTGTTGCATAGTTTCCGAGAACTGCATAGAACGCATCTCTGTATTCAGGTGTTTCGATTCCGAACATTTTGTTTTCCTCCATAATTTCAGGTTCTTCATGACGAAGCTCGATTTCTGTTGCTTTGGATTCGTCGAAGGAACGAGCTTCTTCTTCCTTCGCTTCCAGGTCTGCCTTCTCAACGAGCAGCGCAGCCTTGCGCTCTTCCAGGGCGGACACTTCAGTGTTCATCCGCTCAAGCTCGTCATGTTCGGCAGTTTCGACCGCAGTATTGATCTCTGCGGAACGTGCCTCGATCTGAGCCAGTTCCTCGTTGATCTCGTTCAGTCTTTTCTGCATAACTTTGCACTCCTTTCACGCAGCTTATTGCGCAGGTCTTCTGCCTTTCTCGCACTCTCCAGTGCCTGTCTTGCGCTATCCAGCGATGCAAGTTCACTATCCAGTGCTCTCGCATTGACAGACGTCTGCTCGTAAGCCGGGAACATAACAGCACTCACCTCAAAGATCTCTCCGATTTCTGAGATCGTTCTCAATGGCAGCTCTGCGTCCAGATCTGACCACTGTTCACGATTCACTGTGAAGAGGAAGCTCATGCCGTCCACATCACCGCGCTGGACTGCAGAATACAGTTCCTTCGCACGCGGATTGTTTTCGACGTCGAGCCGTGTTCTCATATGAACGCCATCCTCCTCGATCCAGAGGTGCATGGTGCTGTTCTCATTGTTATTGCGTGACCGCGCAAGCGGCAGCTCGTTCCGATTGTGGTTCACAAGGAGTCGGACATCCTTCAGCGTGTCCTTTGTGACTGCTTCAGGAACAATCTGCTCGCGGAACATTCCGCCGATCACGGTCTCTGCATTGAAGACCACAGGGACGCCTTCGATAACGCCCTTGCCATCTTCGTCTGTTCTGAATGTTAGTTTTTGTTCATAGGTACGTTCAATTTTCTCCATCATTGCTTCCCCCTACTTCCTGGTATTCATCAAGATTCTGAGAATTTACATAATTCAGAGAAATCACGATATCGTTTCCGCCATCCTCGTCTGACAGCGGGGGATATCCGAGCATCTCTCTGTATTCGTTCTTACGGAACAATCCAAGCTGATTTGTAGCCGAAATAAGCGAGGTAATTGCCGAGATGGGCTGATACTTAACCTTCGACATATTCGCCTCGATTTCGTTGCCAAAACCGCGCTCACGTGCCGTATACAGTCCGTGTGTCAGTGCCTGCGTCAGCATGATCGCGAACGGCTCAAGCCGTCCTTCATAAACTGCCTCGTACTGCTCCGGAGTGAATTCGTTGGTTATGAAGCCTTCATTGACTCCGAAGTAGTCGTAGACCATCTTCTTTGCCTCGTTCATCGTGTCAGCGTCGATGACATACGGCTTCGACTCCAGCGGAGAGTATTCAAACTTGCCATCCACCACAATGACTCCGCCGTTGTTCGATGCAGACAGGTTGTCTTCCACGAACCGGTCACGAGCCTTCTTCAGGTCATTCTCTTTGATGACGTTCACAGACTTCAAAATGCCCCGAATGATGGCGGAATTTTTGATGCCATTCACAATGCCTTCGTTCTGCGTGTTCATCAGTTCGCAGACCGGAAGCAGCGCGCTGTTTGGTTCACCGGCAAGGTCATCATCGATGAAGTGGTTCCGGAGATGAATTAAGTCATCATACGGAATCGTGTACGTGTGCCGGTAATTCATCCGGAACTTCGCAATCAGCGTGCCGCGCTCCGACTCGAACAGTTGGAAGTTTTCGTAGTTGATCGGCCACAGCGCATACAGGCTGCCGTTTCTGTACTCCGGCCAGATGAATGCATTGTTCGATGCGTAATACAGCGAAGCGACCTTATACAGGAAGTCATAGGTCGACATGTATTGGTTCGGTCGCTTCAGGACACGCGCCACATCTGACACCCGGTCGACCTTCTTGATCGAGTTGTCCCGGTCTGTGTACATGACTGCGTCCAGTTCCATCTTGGCGATGTTACGCGCCAGCGCATCGATGGACGCTCTGATCAGATACAGGTCAACGGATTTCTTGCTCCATGAGTTGATCTTGTACTGATCGATGTCATAGCGGAGGATGTTCTGTCTCTCACTGCTTCGCGTTACAGTTTTCCTCCCGAATAGCTTGTCAAAGATAGACATTTTTGCCCTCCTTATACCATCCCGAGATAGTCTTCCCGGTATTTCACATAAATGACATAGGCATTGAGCAGACTGACAAGTCCGTCAATGCGTCTCTTCTGCTGGATCTTCACCGGAGTAATGACATCCAGTGAGCCAGTCGTCTTCACGCCGGTGTTTGACAGGCACCATTTCAGAATCGGGCTGTTATTGTAATTGACCATATGGTCCGCCAACATCGCTCCGAGTTCCTTCATCGGTGCTGACCACGTAAACGGTCCCTGCGCGACCTTTTCCATAACTGTGGAGCCAAACTCATTGCTCATCTGTTCCGCCCAATATCCAGCCATTGCGCGGTCGTAGCCAAGCTTCCACAGGTCTATCTGATACTCATCACGCATCTTTGCGAACCATGCCGTGACATCGTTGTAATCGACCATGCCCCCCTCGCACAGCGTCATGAGCCCACGGTCAGCCCACACCTGATAAGGCGCTTCTGATGCCTTCTCAGATTTCTCATCCAGTGCCTCGACTCTCGCTCTGGGCAAGAAATAATGCTGCAGCACGTAGATCTGCGGGTCGTCTTCCTTCCGGATCAGCAACGTTGCACAGGTCAGGTCGTACACAGAACTGAGATCGCACCCTCCGATGGCATACGTGTTTCTCACCGTCTCCATGTCGAAGGTCGCTTCGTTATTCAACTGTTCCCAAGTCAGCCACGACTCCGCCGTGACGTTCTTGAGGTTGAAATCTTTAGTTAAAACTGTCGGCTTGAACTTAGGATCAGTTTTCGCCTTTTCTACGTTGGCGGCCAATTTTGCTTTGTCCTTTATCGGTCCAAGCCCCGGATTTGCCTTTACCCACGCTTTCGGATTCGTCCACTCACTCTGCTCGTCCAGTTCGTAGACAAGCGGAAGGAAGTGCTCATCCTTCACATCACCGTTGATGACCTGCTCGGCATAGGCGTACATGCTGTCGTAAATGCCTTCCCGGTTGAAACCGGAAGTCGTGATCATGAACAGGATGGGCTGTTTCCGCGCATAGTTTGCCTGCTTGACCACGTCATACAGGTTGCGGTCCTTAATACTGTGCAGCTCATCTATGACAGCACAGTGCGGGTTGAGTCCATCCAGCGTATTCGAGTCGCTGGATAACGGCTGAAACACTCCGAAATTGAAGTCGGAGTACATGTCTGTTTTCCGCTTCCGGATGTACCTGCTGAGATCCGGCGACTGAGATACCATGTTTTTCGCTTCACTGAAAACGATCTTCGCCTGGTCTTTTTTGCTTGCCACACAATCGACTTCAGCACCGCCTTCGTGGTCGCCGATCAGCATGTACAGCGACAGCGCTGACAGCAAAACGGATTTCCCGTTTTTTCTGCCCATGATCCACAACACTTCAGTTGTTCTTCTCAGGCCATCCTTATCAACAAAGCCAAAAATGGCCTGTATGGCTGCCTTCTGGAACAGCTGCAGCTTGATTGGCTGTCCAATCGCGCCTTTTGACTGCTTGCAGAAGGTTTCTACAAAAAAGATCGGACGTGATGCCCGATCGATGTCGAAGTGATACTTCCCTGTTTTGCTCTTGCAGTCCTTTGCCAGTCCTTTGTAGACCGTCCGGACTTTCCGGGACACAGGGATCTTCCCGGATTCTATTGCTCGCCAGTATTTGAGGATGTAGTTCGTGTGGTCGTACTTCATCGAGTGGTTAAGAACTCAGCCATCGGATCTGCAGACCGGATCGCCACTTCCTTCTCGTTAGAAGGCAGCATCGAGGCGAGCGTCTTGATGACCTGGTTGTATGACGGAAGCATTTTCTGATAAATCTGCACAGCAGAACTGATTTTCCTGCCGGACTGCCCTCCGCCATTGTCATATCCCTCAATCATGCCGTCTTCATCTATCAATTTCTGCAATTCCTTCAGTTTTACAGCCATGTAGGCTGCGTTTTGCATCAGACTTTCGCATAAACTCCGCTTATCCGGGGAAATGTTCTCGAAAATCTTCTGAAGTTTCTTTAATTCGGTTAAAATCGCCGATTTTTCTGCCATTTTCGTGCATTTCCTCCTATTTTTGACTACCGGTCAGCATTTTTGCCGGTTTGAGGCACGTCGTGAAATCCCCCTCGGTACTTTAAACCTCTGAAAAAATTTTTTTCGACCGGGGGATCAAAAATTTTTTTGAAAAATTTTTTTCAATCGTCAGTCACGAGTCCGTCGTCTTCGTCGACATCGAAGATTCCTTCACCGTTGTTTATGTAGGTGACAATCTCATCGTTGTCCAGGTTGATTGCCGACAGATAACTTGCCTCTATCTTTCTGATCATATCCACATTCGCGTACACGAATGTTTCGAAGTAAGCCTTGCGCGGAATCTTAACACTGCCCTGCATTCCGGTCTCGAGTCCCATGTTGTACCATGCATCGTAGTCTCGATCACCGGAAGATGTTTGACCTTTTGCATTTCTTCCCAGATACGGATTCTTAATTCCGACAATCAGGTCTACTTCAATCTTCCGCACCCAATACTGATAAGCATGAGTAACACGCCTGTGAGGAAGTTCCGGATAATCTGTCCGGATCATCTGCCGGACATTGTTGACGATGTACTTCCCGATGTCAGTCAGCGCAAATGAAGAGAGAGAACGAATAGACCATTCAGCAAGATTGGTATAGTCTCTGAACTCTACCTGTCCGTTATACGAGACATGGACGTTCTGATCGCGCTTGCCGAATGTCATCTGTCGCTTACCCGCCATACTTGATCAGGTCTCCTTCCTCGTTAAATTTCAGCCCCTCTGCTGTCTGGTATCCTCCGCCATGATGTTCTTCCGCGTGGCACTTATCGCATAACAGCTCAAGGTTCTCCCAGTTCAACGCAACGTTCGGATCCTTCAGGTTCTCATCCGTCAGATAGATCTTGTGGTGCACCTGAGTGCCCAAGCCTCCGCAGCGTTCGCATATGCCATTCTTAGTGTTGTAATAACCGTCCCGGCATTTCTTCCACGCCTTGGATCTGTAGAACCTTCTACGCGCTGGCGATAAGTATTGCTTTTCCATACAAAGAAAAGAAGTCGACATCTCCCTTGCCGACTTCCTCTTATTACATATAGCACACCATATGGTGACAGGTGTGACATCTTAATCTACTCCGAAGTATCTCCGGATCTTCCTGTGGCAGTACCATCTATCTCGATATCCGTACAGCGTCGCACAGGTCTGCTCCCATGTGTACCCGCCGATGTAATGCAGCCGGATGATGCAGCCGATTTCCGGATTCTCGACATGCAGAGAGAACTCTGTAATATCTTCCGCACGCTTCCGTTGTTCTGCCAGCATTGCCTCGAGCTTCTCCCGGATCTGTATCGCCTTCTGTGCTTTGATTGCGGTCGGATCGGAAGATGTCCGGACGGAAGACTTTCCTCCCGGATTGTCGTTCGGCTTTGGGCTTTCAGCATAGACTGCTCTCAGCTCAGCCTCCAGTGCCCGGATAGTCTGCTTAGTTTTCTGATAAGTCCTGAGGTCTTCTATCGTCATCCATCCGCCTCCTTCGGCTCTGCCCATGAGCAGAAACTGTCTGATTGCGTGTATCGTTTGATACCGAACCTTTCGCAATTTGCAGTAATACGGTGTTTGCAATCCTTGCACCGTATCACTTTCGCAAATTCAACTTCTTTGCCGTGCTTTGTATGAAACGTTATACGGTCAGTTCGGTCAAAGTCTACATCGGTTATCATATCCCACTGTTCTTCTGTCAGCGGGTTGTTAAGCGTAAACTCAAACGTGTCTTTCATTCCGCATCCTTCGCTTTGATTTTCGGATACTTTCGCTCTGCCCAACAGCAGAAGTCGTTCTCTTTTACGACACATCTCAGCCGCATACAGTAATTCCACCGTTGACCGTCATAGAGTTTTGTTTCCGTGCAATCCTCGCAGTCCTTGCACCGTATCACCGGCACTGCGTCTATGGTTGGTGCGTTCTCTATGTCTTCATACCGCACCGCCAACCGTTCTTGCAAACACCCTTTGCCGTATCTTATTAGCACCATTTCGCTTCTCAAAGTCAGCGCATCCGCATCAATTAACCTGGTCATCTTTGTCCATCCTCGCACCGCAATGTGGGCAGTAATTCTGCGGAAAAAGCATGAAACTTTCACCGCACTCAGAACACTTGATGTGAGTAGGAGTAACCATCCACTTCCCATGACGCACGGGTTCTGCTGTCGGCTGTGCGGATGGTACTCCGTTAATTAGTTCGGTGACACACACACGCTTATAATCTTCATCGGATTCATATCCATCTTCGTCATACCAGTTCATATTATCCATGAGATATTTAATCGCCGCCTGTCTGCTGATTAGATCATCCATTTTTCTCACATCTCATATCTGCTCCGCAATGTGGGCAGTATCTGTATTTACCGACAGCCATTTCTTCACACACACTGCATACGTGAATGATGTTTGTCAGCTCCGCACTTACCTTAATTGTTCGGTCTATCCACTTCCCGTGTCGCACGGGTTCTGCGTCTATGGTCGGCATCATGTAAAGCATACTTATTATTGAGTGCTCAACCTTCACAACATCGTTCTGCCCAAGGCATCTGTTCTTCACTCCGCCGATAGCGGCATCCACATCAATCAGTCTTGTCATTGTTCGCGCTCCTTTGGTATTGCCTTCAGCCATCCATCCCTGCTTGCCCTTCCGCAATAATCTATGCCTGTAGTTCCGATTCTCCAATATCTGCATGTGTGGACTTCCGGCATCGCTGTCTGACTTGGTTCTTTATCCCAGAAGTAGCATTCAGCACACCATATCACCGGCTCAGCATCCACTTCCGGCTGTGCGTCCACGATCTGGTCGAACAGCGTCCGCCGTTCATCGTCATCCCACCATGCATAGTGTTTCTTTAACTTCTCTGCATCAATCAGCCGGGTCATGCCTTCACCTCCGCCACTATCCGCACAATTCTTCCGGTGTCGCCTGCCCACTCGTGAAACGTTTCGGCATATCGTCCGGTCTTGTAACAGTACCGTGACACCGCTTGTGCTTCTGACACCGCCCACTGTTCTCCAATCAACGAGCGGGTAATCTGCACTTCATCGTGATCTCGCAAACCAATATCACTGTGCACTTCCTCATACACGTTATAAACCCTAGCCTGTCTCGCCATGCCTGTGCCTCCTGTCATACTCGTTCACCGCATCCATGATCTGCTCCGCTGTGAACTTGTTGCCCAGCTCATACCTGATGTCCGCCATGTGCCATCCTGCTCTCCGGAGTGCCAGCACCTTCGGCACATCGATACCGCCGTAGTCTTCATAGATGCCCATGTTCCGCAGGTAGTTGATGGGTGTCTCCGGTGTCTTGTATCCCATCTCCTTGCAGATTTCTCCGATCGTGTGACCGGACAGATACAGCTCCCGGAGCATTGCCAGCCGTACCTCCTGCGGTTCCATCCTCCTGCCCATCATTCACTCTTCTCCTTCTCTGCTTTGATGTGGCTGGTAACGGTCGGGATGGAGCAGCCGACTTCGGAAGCAATTGCTGTCGCCGTCCATCCGGCATTATGCAGGGCGATGATCTTGCCGTGGTCCACGTTCTTCTTCTCCGGTTTCTGTTTCGGTGCTGTGGTCTGTTTCGGCTCCTCTGCCTTCTCAGCCTGCCCCATCACGAACGCGCTGGCGTTCAGCAGCTCGCCGATGGTTGTTTCTTTAGTTACGGGCACCAGCACATAGACGGTATCTAACCCGTCTCTGATCCGTGCTAATGCTCCTCTCAGATCTATTTCTTTAAGCATCAGTTTCTTCCTTTCTCCTTGAATACTCGTTAGAAATCATGAGATCGGAGCGAGGCGCATGGTTATGCGGTCCTTACGATCTCCCGATAATCATGACATCGTTCTCATGATTTCATCCCCGAACTCATGATTATCATGAGATCGTACAAGTCCTTTATTTATGCGGTGTTATACGATCTCATGATTTTTAAACAGTGTTCAGG